CCGTTCGTACCAAACGAATTCTCAATAACAGATATAGAAATTTAACCCCACCCCATGTCTCCCGAGATAGCCAGAAAACTTAAGTTAGCAATGCCAATGATGCCGGAGCACGAGCGGCTAGAGGTTCAAGGGTTGCTAGAAGATTTAGAAAAAGCTACTATGGTTGAAGATTGCCAGCAGTCGTTTATGGCGTTTGTCCATCAGGTCTGGCCTAACTTTATACATGGGGCCCATCATGAAAAAATGGCAGCTGCTTTTGAGCGTGTGGCTAGGGGAGAGGTCAAGAGACTTATCATCAATATGCCTCCGCGGCATACAAAGTCCGAGTTTGCATCTTATCTACTACCTGCTTGGTTTCTTGGTAAATATCCACAGAAGAAAGTTATCCAAACCTCTCATACCGCTGAGCTTGCCGTTGGTTTTGGTCGTAAGGTTAGAAACCTCGTGGACTCTGACGCCTACAAGTCTGTATTCCCAGACATGGGCTTACAAAGCGATTCAAAAGCTGCTGGCCGATGGAACACGAACAAGGGCGGAGACTATTTTGCTATCGGTGTTGGAGGCGCTGTTACAGGTAAAGGCGCGGATATACTTATTATCGATGACCCACACTCCGAGCAAGAAGCGGCTCTGGCAGAGGTAAACCCAGAGATATACGACAAGACTTACGAGTGGTACACATCAGGTCCTAGGCAGCGGTTACAACCAGGCGGCGCTATTGTCGTGGTTATGACGCGTTGGTCGAAGCGGGATTTGACGGGCAGGGTACTTAAGTCTGCGATGCAGAGGAACGACGAGGGTTGGGAAGTAATTGAGTTCCCGGCGTTACTGCCGAGTGGGCGCCCACTGTGGCCAGAGTTCTGGAGCAAGGGTGAGTTGGATGCGTTGAAGCTCGAGTTGCCTAACAGTAAGTGGATGGCGCAGTACCAGCAGCAACCGACGTCCGAAGAGAGCGCGATAATTAAACGGGAGTGGTGGCAGAAGTGGGAGAAAGATAACCCGCCGAGCTGCGAGTTTGTTATACAGTCATGGGATACGGCGTTCCTCAAGACGCAACGGGCCGACTATAGTGCGTGTACCACATGGGGAATATTTTACAAGGATGATGCGACGGGAAGGCAACAGGCAAACATCATACTACTAGATGTGTTGAAGGAACGGATGGAGTTCCCGGAGCTGAAGGCTACCGCACAGCAGATGTACAAAGAGTGGGAGCCAGACAGTCTAATCGTCGAGGCTAAGGCGTCAGGTGCGCCGCTTGTGTTTGAGCTTAGGGCTATGGGTATACCGGTCCAAGAGTTTGTTCCGTCAAAGGGTAACGACAAGATAGCAAGGCTCAATGCGGTGTCGGACATATTTGCGTCAGGACGTGTGTGGGTACCAGAGACAAGCTGGGCAGAAGAACTGATAGATGAGGTAGCGTCATTCCCAGCAGGCGACCACGACGACTTGGTTGACTCGATGACACAGGCACTGTTACGGTTCCGGAGAGGTGGGTTCCTGCAGTTGGACTCAGACTACGAGGATGACCCGATAGAGTTTAGACGTAGTAAGGGCAAAGCGCTATATAGTCTATGAGAGACATCGCTCGCAAACGCCAGAAGACTAAGGAATGGACACTAAAAAATCCGAGGCGGGTGTGGGCAGGAGCTGCAGTGAAGGGTGCGAAGCACAGAATTAAGGGTAAAGAAATCCCTTTTAATCTAACGATAGATTATGTTGAAAGTATTTTAACAGATAGATGCCCAGTATTTAACACAGAGTTTAAGTGGATGGGTAATAAAAAGGCGGGAGATACTAGCCCAGCATTAGATAGAATAATTCCTTCAAAAGGTTACGTTATCGGTAATGTCGTGGTAATATCATGCAAAGCTAATAGCATTAAAAGTGCTTACATGTCAACCGATATATTTAAAGTAGCGGAATGGCTACAAACTATTGAAAACCAAGGATAAATATGGCAACGAATATGGATAAAGGGGCATACGCTGCTCCACAAGGGTTAGAAGAATTGGCCGCTAGTCAGGATATGCCTGAACTAGAGATTACAATTGAAAATCCAGACAGCGTAGAGATTGGGATTGATGGTTTGACCATAGAATTATCCCCTGGTGCCGAGACGGATGAGGAATTTAGCGCAAACTTGGCCGAGTTTATGGACTCAGGTGCGTTAACAGAGGTTTCTGGCGACTTACTTGGTGACTTTGATGGTGATATTAGCTCTCGTAAAGAGTGGTTGGACACTTATGTAGACGGTATTGAGCTGTTAGGCATGAAAGTAGAAGACCGTACAGAGCCTTGGCCTGGTGCGTGTAGTGTTTACCACCCATTATTAGCTGAAGCGTTGGTTAAATTCCAAGCTGAGACCATGATGGAGACATTTCCAGCTGCAGGTCCAGTAAAAACACAGATAGTTGGCAAGATTACCCCCGCAAAAGAAGAAGCAGCGAGCCGCGTTAAAGAAGATATGAACTATCAATTGACCGAGGCTATGCCAGAGTATCGCCCAGAACACGAACGCATGCTGTGGGGCCTAGGATTAAGCGGTAACGCCTTTAAAAAGGTGTATTTTGACCCGTCAATTGAGCGTCAAGTAGCAATTTATGTCCCAGCTGAGGATGTAGTTGTGCCTTACGGCTCTTCATCTCTACAAACAGCGCCACGTGTAACCCACGTTATGCGTAAAACAGAGAACGAGCTTAAGAAACTACAGGTTGCAGGGTTCTATCGTGACATTGACCTAGGCGAACCGTCACATACCATTGATGAAGTTGAGAAAAAGATTGCCGAGAAGATGGGCCTCAACGCTACAATGGACGACCGCTACAAACTTCTAGAGATGCACGTCGATTTAGACCTGCCAGGCTACGAAGATGAGGATAAGAACGGTAATTTAACTGGAATTGCCCTACCATACGTAGTAACTATGGAAGCTGGCACAGGTGAAGTGCTTGCAATCCGCCGTAACTGGGACCCAGAAGACGAAACTAAACAAAAACGTCAGCATTTTGTACACTATAGCTACATTCCAGGCTTTGGCTTCTACGCATTTGGTCTAATCCACTTGATTGGCGCGGCTGCTAAGTCAGGTACTATGCTTTTACGTCAATTAGTAGATGCAGGTACACTATCTAACCTTCCAGGCGGCTTTAAAACCCGCGGGCTACGCATTAAAGGCGACGATACACCAATTGCTCCAGCTGAATTCCGTGATGTTGACGTACCTAGTGGCACAATCCGTGACAATATCTTACCGTTACCATACAAAGAGCCATCACAAGTTCTACAAAGCTTGATGAATCAAATCGTAGCTGATGGTCGTTCCTTTGCTAATGCGGCAGACTTACAAGTGTCTGACATGTCAGCAAACAGCCCAGTGGGTACAACCCTAGCTATCCTTGAGCGTACATTGAAGGTGATGAGTGCAGTTCAAGCTCGTATTCACTATGCGATGAAACAAGAGTTCAAGTTATTGGCCGGTATCATTCGTGACTACACACCTGATGACTATAGCTACGACCCAGAAGAAGGCGACCGTAAAGCTAAACAAGCTGATTACGATATGGTTGAGGTTATTCCAGTCTCAGACCCTAACGCAGCGACGATGTCACAGAAGGTTGTGCAATATCAAGCAGTTATGCAAATGGCACAAGCTAACCCAGATATCTACGACATGCCAGAGCTAAACAAACAGATGCTTGAAGTGCTAGGCGTGAAGAATATCGGCAAGTTAATCCCAGCGATTGACTCTGAAATTCCAAAAGACCCAGTGTCTGAAAACATGAGCATGATTACGGGTACACCAGCTAAAGCCTTTATCTACCAAGACCACGAGGCGCACATCCAAGTACACATGGCTGCGATGCAAGACCCTAAAATAGCCGCAATGATTGGCCAAAGCCCTAAAGCACAACAAGTACAAGCTGCTTTTGCTGCGCACATCAGTGAACACATAGCGTTTGCATACCGTCAACAAATCGAAGAGCAACTAGGCACAAGCTTACCAGCTCCGGATGAGAAGTTAGACGAACAAGTTGAAGTTCAGCTATCTCGATTAGTAGCTCAAGCAGCACAACAGCTGTTACAGAAAAATACAGCAGAGCAACAACAGCAACAGGCTCAACAACAAGCGCAAGACCCGATGATTCAAATGCAACAACAAGAATTACAACTTAAAGCACAAGAAATCCAGATTAAAGCCCAAAAAGCTCAAGCGGATATCGAAGTGGATAAAGCTAAGATTCAAGTTGACATCATGCGTATCCAATCAGAAGAACGCAAAACAGGCGCTCAAATTGGTGTTAAATCTATGTCGGATAAAGCTCGCATGGAGCAGGACGCTGCTAAATTCCAGCAAGAACAACACGCTGAAGGCGTGCGTATTGGTGTAGACATGGCTAAAACTAGAAGCCAACAACCGTCTAAACAAATGTCTAAACAACCTAAAGAGGAATAAGAATGAATGAAACGCTAGAGTATTTGATGTCACAAATCGAAGAACGGCGCACAGCAATTATCGAATCACTTGGCGATGGTGCAGCCAAGGATTTCGGTGCCTATCAACAATCTGTCGGTATGGTTCGAGGTCTACTTACCGCGCAGTCTTTAATCTCAGACCTCGCAAAAAATATGGAGAATTACGATGAGTAACCTAGACATAGGTCGAGCAATTGACCTATCGGAAATGGTAGAAGCAGCAAAAGAGTCACCAGATGCAACAAAAGCCGCTCAACTACCACAACCAAAAGGCTATCGTATTCTATGCGCCGTACCAGATGCAGCCGATGAACATGAGTTAGAAAGCGGACTCAAGTTAGCAAAAGCTTCTGAGACTAAACGTATAGAAGAAAATGGCACAGTAGTATTGTTCGTGCTTAAATTAGGCGACCTTTGCTATAAAGAAGAAGCGAAGTTCCCTACAGGTGCATGGTGCAAAGAAGGTGATTTTGTACTTACACGTGCGTATGCAGGTACTCGTTTTAAAATCCACGGAAGAGAATTCCGCATAATCAACGATGATACTGTCGAGGGTGTAGTAGATGACCCACGCGGTTATACTCGCGCTTAGGAGATAGATATGGCTGCACAACCAGAGTTTGACGAAGAATTTGAGTTTCCGGATGAACAGGAAGCTAAGACTGAAGTAAAGATTGAGATAGACAACGCGGACGATATCGATATTGAAATTGAAGACGATACCCCCGTACAAGACCGCAACCGCAAACCCTTACCAAAAGAAATAGTTGACGAGCTTGAAAATGACGAGCTAACCGACTACTCATCTAAAGTTAAAGAACGTATGTCACAACTTAAAAAAGTTTGGCATGACGAGCGCCGTGCAAAAGAAGCGGCTGACCGTGAACGTGAAGAAGCTGTTAAGTTTGCTCAAACACTTGTAGAACGCAATAAAAAGTTAATGAGTAACCTTACAAGTGGGGAACAATCACTTATACAAGCGTCTAAGACATCTGCGGAACACGAGATGAATTTGGCTAAGAAAGATTACCGTGAAGCCTATGATTCAGGCGACACAGACAAGATTATTGATGCGCAACAACGAATGAATGAAGCGCAATATAAACTCACTCAGGTACAAAATTATCGTCCTCAATACGATAGTGCTTTACAAAATCCTGAAGATGATGTATATATACAACCTGAACGGCCTCAAGTGCCAAAACCCGACCGTAAAGCTCTTGCTTGGCAAGATAAGAACAGTTGGTTTGGGCAAGATGAAGAGATGACTAGCTTAGCTTTGGGGCTGCATGAAAAGTTAGTTAGAGCAGGAACAAATCCTTCATCAGAAGAGTATTACACTACCATCGATAAAACGATGCGCAAACGATTCCCAGAATACTTTGGGGATGATTCGCTGGACGAAGAAGTACCCGCCCAACGCAAAAAACCGTCAGCTGTAGTTGCACCGGCCACGCGTAGTACCGCGCCTAAAAAAGTACATATGTCACCTTCTGCCCTAGCCTTGGCTAAGAAATTGGGATTGACACCGGAACAATATGCACGTGAGACAATTAAACTGGAGAATAAAAATGGTTGATACAACTAGACAAAATCGTGAACTAGAAACTCGTGAGACTTTTCAACGTCAGGCACAATGGGCACCAGCTGCTTTATTACCTGAAATTAAAAAGACGGCCGGATGGGCCTATCGCTGGATTCGAACAAGCATGGCTGGTCAAGCTGATGCAACCAACGTTTCTTCAAAAATGCGTGAAGGTTGGGAACCCGTCAAATTGTCGGAACATCCTGAACTGCACTTATATATAGATGGCAACTCTCGCTTCAAGGATTCAGTAGAAGTGGGTGGCCTATTACTATGTAAAACACCCGAAGAATTTGTAGACCAACGTTCTGCTTATTTCAATAATCAGACTCAGTCCCAGACTGATGCGGTAGACAACAGCTTCATGAAAGAGAACGATGCACGTATGCCCTTGTTTAAGGAAAAGCGTACCACTACATCGTTCGGTAAAAAATAAATTTAGGAGATATATATGGCTACTACTGCAGCCCCGTACGGTCTTCGTCCTATCAACCTAATTGGTGGTCAGCAATTCGCTGGCTCAACACGTCAATTAAAAATCGCTAGCGGTTATGCTGCTAACATTTTTTACGGTGACGTTGTTGCAATTGGTACAGACGGAACTATCGTAAAAGTAACAAACGTAGGTACAAACGCAGACGCATTCCCAGCTGGTACAGTTGGTGTGTTCTTAGGTTGTTCATACACAAGCCCATCTTTAGGCTACTACTTGCAATCACAATACTGGCCTACCGGCACTGTAGCTTCAAATGCTACAGCTTACGTATGTGATGACCCAGATACATTGTTCCAAATCCAAGCAGATGATGCTGTGACTCAAACAATGCTAGGTTCTAACTTTGGCGTGAATCAAACAGCAGGTTCTACAACTACTGGCGATTCAAAAATATCATTAGACGTTGGTACTCGTGCTACAACAAACACTATCGCATTGCGTTTAGTAGATTTTGTAAACGGCCCATTCTCTACTGTTGGTGACGCATACACTGATTGTATCGTTAAATTTAACTTTGGTATCCATACGTATTACAATGGTACCGGTGTTGGCGATTAAGGAGATTAAATAATGGCTATTTCACGCGCACAGCTCCTTAAAGAGCTTCTACCAGGTCTGAACGCTTTGTTCGGTTTGGAATATAAACGTTACGGCGAAGAACACAAAGAAGTGTACGAAACAGAGACTTCAGAGCGTTCTTTCGAAGAAGAAACAAAATTGTCTGGCTTCTCAGCAGCTCCTGTTAAAAACGAAGGCAACGCCATCGCTTACGACAATGCTCAAGAAGCTTGGACAGCTCGCTACACACACGAAACTATCGCTTTAGGCTTCAGCTTGACTGAAGAAGCAGTAGAAGATAACTTGTATGACACATTGTCTGCTCGTTATACTAAAGCATTAGCTCGTGCTATGGCGTACACAAAACAAGTTAAAGCAGCTAACGTATTGAACAACGGTTTCAACACCTCTGGTTCATACAACGGTGGTGATGGTGTGCCATTGTTCTCAGCTTCTCACCCACTTGTTACTGGCGGCACAAACAGCAACATTCCATCAACCCCAGCTGACTTGAATGAAACTTCATTGGAAAATGCAGTTATTCAAATCGCAGCTTGGACTGACGAACGTGGCCTATTAATCGCTGCTAAACCTCGTAAATTGGTTGTTCCACCAGCATTGCAATTCGTTGCAACTCGCTTGTTGGAAACTGAATTACGTGTTGGTACTGCTGACAACGATGTCAACGCTATCAAAAACAACGGTTCAATCCCAGAAGGTTATGCAATTAACCACTTCTTGACCGACACAAATGCATGGTTCTTAACAACTGATGTTCCTAACGGCATGAAACACTTTGTTCGTAGCCCACTAGGCACTTCAATGGATGGTGACTTCGACACTGGTAACGTACGTTACAAAGCCCGTGAGCGTTATTCATTCGGTTGGTCTGACCCATTAGGTATGTTTGGTTCAGCTGGTGCTTAATAAGTACTAGGTAAGATAAGAGGCTCACTTCGGTGGGCCTTTTTTAATGGTTTTCCGTATTGTGATATGTTTATAAAAGAGCAGAATGTAACCACGTACACACTAACGTGTACACTCAATCAACAGGAGAAATATTATGTGGACTACACCAGCAGCTACTGAAATGCGTTTTGGTTTTGAAGTAACTATGTACGTAATGAACAAATAGTCTAAACATTTGTTTAAACATAGGCGGTTAAGCCGACACTAGAGGATGTAGTAAGTAACGAGTTTTTCGGCTTTCTGCGTTACATGTAACAACTACCAAATCTACGCCTAATTTATATTGACAACGCCATAAATCTCTAGTATAAAGACTGTATCAACCGGGAATATTAAATCCGGCCCATTAGACTGCCCCGGCGGACGCATACAAGACTAATGAGCTTACTTTGTATGGAGAAATTCAAATGGCTAATACCACATTCAGCGGCCCAATACGTGCCGGTAACATCCGCAACACAACTGGTACTACAGTAGGCACAAACATCGCTAACGTAGGTCAAGTTGTAATGGCCCAGTCAGCTGCAATCACACAAACTTCAGCAGTAACATCAATCGTAATCCCAGCAAACAGCCAAATAGTTGAAATCAACGTATGGGTTACAGAAGCTTGGGACAATGCAGCGACTACATTTGGCGTAGGTACAACAGTTTTAGCTACTAAGTTTACAGCCGCAGGCGCCGTTGATGGTGCAGCAGTTGGTGTATTATCAGTTACTCCGGGTACCGATTTAACCCGCACATTAGCATTTATTGATGTAGGTACTACAGACGTTAAAATTGCTGTTACTTCTACCAATACAGGTTCTGGCACAGGCGTAATCACAGTTCGTTACGTTCAAGCTAACAACCTAACAGCTTAATTAATCTAAGGGTGGCTTCCTAATAAGAAGCCTTAAATGTCAATCGCCCACATGACAGCCCTTACTAAACACATAGGAGATTAATATGAGCGTAGTTTCATCAATAACCCGAGTAGGCACGTATGAGCCATTCGAGTTACAAGTCGCACGTGGTCAAATCACGATGCATCGAAGTTTTTCTGTCTTTGGTTACAACCCTGATGTAGATACATCAGAAGAAACTATCTGGCCAGATGGGGGCACTATTGTTCACCCTACAACTGCTTCTGTTTTAAAAGTTAGCTCTACTAGCGCAGATGATACGTCTGCAGGTACAGGCGCCCGTACGGTATACATCGAAGGGCTAAATGGTAGTTATAACGTTGTTAGTGAAACGGTAATACTAAACGGGCAAACTGCCGTAAACACCACAAACTCATACATGTATGTTAACCAGTTGTACGTTGTAACAGTCGGTTCTGGTGGTGAGAATGCAGGTGTAATTAACGTAGGGACAGGTGTAGTTACCGCTGGTGTTCCAGCCGTTCTATATGACCTGATTGCTATCGGCTATAATACACGTACTACAGCCCATTACTGTGTCCCTGCTGGCTATACGGCATACTTAGTACAAGGCATTATAACTGCAGGACAAGCCTCGGGTTCTACATCCATTACAGCGTTTTTGAAACAGCACAGTCCTGACGGTATTTTACGCGTCGCTGCTGTGTCTACACTAAATAACGGCTCTGTTACCTACGACTTTACGTACCCTATTGCAGTAGCAGAAAAAAACTGTATTGGTGCTTCAGCCATTGGTATTGCTGCAAATAACTCAGCTAGTGCATTCTTTAATATTGTGTTAATAAAGAATAATGGAACTGCATAATGAGCGTAGAACGAGAACTAGCGGTACATGAAACTGAGATTAAACACCTACAAGCGGATATGGATAGACTTGTCGCCGATATGGACGACATTAAAAAGACGCTTAATGACATTAATTCAACCCTTGCGGAAGCTCGCGGCGGTTGGAAAGTCTTGATGATGGTTGGTGGTGCCGGTGGTGCTCTTGGCGCTGTAGTTACTCAATTCGCACATAAACTATTTGGATAGGAAATTACTATGATAATTAATGAAAACGGCTGGGGCGACAAAAAAGAACCTGAAGCTAAAGCAGAAGTTAAAGATGTTCGCAAAGCTAAACTTCAAAAAGACGCGCCTGTTAAAGAGGTAGTGGAAGATGCCGAGCAAGAGTAAACCTCAAGCTAGGCTAATGGCCGCAGCTGCACACAACCCTAAATTTGCTAAGAAGGTGGGTATTCCTACTAAAGTAGCAAAAGAGTTTAACGAAGCTGACAAGGGCAAGAA